TTGGCAGCTGAGTTGAAGAGGATCTGCACGCCATCAAACATCGAAAGATGTGTGGTGGGAAGAGCAGACGAACCAGACTAACTGTTACGCGATCACTAGCCTCATTGAGGTCCAGAGTCGCGTACCGGCCAGACGCAGAGCCGATCAAGGCCCCTAATCTGTTCGGAAGTTGGTCTGTGAAGAAGACATTGTGTTTGGTTAACCAATGGTCCTCTGTCCAACTAACTATAGCACGGCCAAGACCTTGTTGAATCCATTGATAATCAACGGGTTCACAAGAGATTAGCCGCGGCCCGCGCGAGTCTTTAGGCACGAGAATAACTCGTGCAGAAAGGTCTCGGCATTCGACAGAATTAAACCTGTCGAACCGGTCACAGACGTGGCCCAAAGATGCGTAATAGTATGCATCAAGAGGATAAACTTCTGTGATGTTCTGCGAGACATTGGTCCATGAATACTTAGCCCAAAGCTTTTGCTTGGTAGCAACAGCTCCAGGGCCGTGTCTGGGATCAATGTCGTACGGATCGAAGTTCGAGAATAACCTCTGTAGGAGTATTCTCGCTTCGCGCACCACCCTACACTGTCGACTGCTAGTGAGTCGAGGTCCTTTCGGATCTCGGATATCACCCGCAGATTCAGTGTGTTGGCTGGAATTATTAGTGTCGATTGGAGCCCCGGATTTGGATTTTCCGGTAAGCTCTTCAACACTAATTCCTCCACTACGTAGGCGTACTTCTCCAGTTTCTCGGATAACCGAGTTCTGCTGGATAAGGGGCAGGACGACCGATCTCGCCAAACTCTCGAACGTATGTTCTGGAATTCGGTGAGTGATAGTGCCTGCGAGTTTCCGAAAGTCTCCTTTCTGGAGACATCTTTCCGGATTTCGCCTGCTGGTGGGTAGTATACAGTTAACGTCACACTCGACTTGATTAAGAGTCGATGTAACGTCCGACAGCTCTTGCTCAGTTCTCTCGAACTTAGCGAGAACTCGTTGTTCTTGTTCTTCAGTGTACGGCTCTTCATACTTGTAATATACTTGTGTGATGAACCGCAGCACTCTGATACTTTCAGGACATGGGTCCTGAAGGACGTATCCGTTTCGGTCGAGTACGCGATTAAAGAATTCACCCAGAAACCTGGGCAAATCACTTCCAGACTGAGGTTTAAATCTCAGCTCAGAAGAGTTTAATCGTTGAGTACAAGTTAGGGCCTTATCAAGGGCCTTTCCGAGACGGGGCATAGTCTTCATGATGAAGCTAAGCCCTTCAGAACGAGTTCTCCGCCTGACGGTTTGCACCGTTAGTCGAAGCGCTCGCTTGTTGAACACAACCCCATGCATCAATGAGACGTCATGGAGAAGTGCTGCGATGATGTTTATATTGTCATCGAGCTCCTGTGAAGGCGCCATAATGGTGTCCTTTCTCGAAGCGTACAGACACACTCCATGATTCTGACCTAAACCTCGAACTTTTATGGCTATTAAACCACAAAGGTTATACGAACCAGTTATTAAGAATGGGCAGAGAAGACCATTTAAGGTTTCTCTGTTTGCATTCTTGCCCCTCGAGTCAACCGACGTCGGGGGACAAATACATATACCAAATCCAGAAGAAGCTAGCCTGCCCTATAGTGAGTACCCTCTAATCTTAAGGCGCGTTTTGATAACGCGGCCAACGGATGTAGAAGGAGTCACATTTGAGGAAGCTAATAACTTCTTGTTGGAATGGTACGGTACTAATACCTGGC